ATACTCGCGAGTCGGTCGCTCGTCTACACCTCGAGGGAGTCTATCTCGTTCTCGTAGGAGTAGACGAGCGAGACGATCACGCTCTGCCCGGCGAGCTCGACGCTGAAGCTCTGGAGGTACGCGTGCGACGTGAGCGTGACCTTGTTAAACGGCGCGTCATACTCACGGGGCGCGTCGTCCCACGTCCACGCGACATACGAGGGGAGCTGCGTCAGCCACTCGCGCCACTCGGGGCGATCGGTGACGACGACGTCTAGCGTGACGGAGTGCGCGCGCGCTGAGTAGAACTCGTACTCGACGCGACGCTCGGTCCCGAAGGCGTGATCGAATGAGGCATCGAGCGCGAGGATCGAGGAGCGCCGGAGCAGATGAGTCCATAATGTAGTGTCGGCGATGTCGCTCGCGATGTTCTCGGGTTTCGTGTGCATGGTCTCAGCGCTCCATCTCGACAGGCACAGCCCACCATCCGTTAACATCAGCCACGAGCCACGCGCGCCCGTTCCACATGACCAAGTGATAGCCGTGTCCGACATCCTCGAGGAGCGTCGCGTGGAGCTCGTCGCACGCGTCCTCGATGTCCTGCGGATCATCCTCGCCGAAGCCGACGCCCATCCCCGCGCGGTTCCCGTTCTTGAATTGCTCGATGAGCTCGTCGTCTCGTTGATACATGATTGTCTCCGTTGTTGTTCGTTATGCGTCGAGGTACTCGAGGTCGATCGACCAGGCGAGCTCGCCGTCCGAGTAATAGAGCGCGCCGTTGAAAGTGTACGCGTCCGCACCGCATGATGATCGATGCGCCTCGAACGCCTCAAGCTCAATCAGGCAGTACCCGCCGTCGTGTCGCCAATGTTGATCGAACGCGAGATCGACGAGGTCCATATCCGCGGGCTCTGCGTGTGTCGTGTTTGTGTTGTTCATGATTGTCTCCGTTCGTTGTTGTTCGTTCTTACTTGTCGGCGTCGATGATCTCGGCGTCGTATCGGGCGTCGATGATCTCAGCGGCAGCGCGGACTCGTCCGTTCACCTTCGAGCGCCAGTCGCCCTCGTGCGCCTCGCACCAATTCAGGCCATGCTCGACGCTCTTAAATGAGATGTGCGCCATACGCGCCGCTCGATGTGCGTCATAGCACCGCCCCGCCTCTGATCGATTGTATCGGTCGAGCTCCGCCGCCATGTGAGCGATAAAAGCGACGACGCCGAGCGCGAGTGTGAGCGCGAGGAGGATGTCGTGGGTGTCCATCTGGTGTGGTGGGTGGTAGCGGTTGTAACGTGCGTTGCTCATGGTGTTCTCCGTTGCGTTGTTGCGTTGTTTCGTTTTACCGAGGTCGTCCTCGGCTCGTGTGTTTTCGGGGTCGCCCCCTGTTCGTGTTAAATAGATACAACGAATCAGCGAGGGTGTCAAGTACTTTGTTAAAACTTTTTAACAAGACACTAGAACACCAACGAAACCGCGCACTTAGAGCTCGCCGACTGTCGCGCCGTCGTACTCTTTCATCACACGCGAGAGCAGATTATCGGCGTGTATGTGGTACTCGTGCAGCGGATACTCGTCCCATTTAACGCGCGAGACATACACCCCATGCGATCGGATGTGCTCGAGCGCTGCGTCGTGCTCGCGCGCGAGCTCCTCGAGGTACTCGCGATCGTGCTGACGCTGGTCCCTCTGCTCTGCGCGCGCGTGAGCGAGTTGTGTATCGGTGTCCAGGTACACGATGATGTCGGGCGCGGGCGTCGATTTCATCAGCTCGTTGTGTAGGTTCTCCCACACTGTATACTCGATCGCGCTGATACGACCGAGCGACCAATTCGCTCGCGCGAAAGCGCGGTCTCCTACGATCGAGCGGTCGAGGATCACCGGCCCCTCACCCATCAGCGCGCGCCGATGCGCTAATCTCAGCGCGGTCGCCCGCTGCGTGAGGAGGTCGATCTGCACGAGCGCCCCCCATCGTTCGGGGTGTCGAGAGTACGCGCTCATAAGCGGGCTCTCAGCCTCGTCGATGACGTGACACGACGGATAATAGCGCCGCACGTATTTCGCGAGCGTCGACTTCCCCGCGCCGATATTCCCCTCCAGTGCGATCACGGGCGACCGCGTATCGTATTCGTCGTTCATGTGTTATCCTCTCCGTCGGTGTGTTGATATGCGCCGAGCCTAAACCAACGAGACGCGAGACGCAACGATGAGCCGACGCAGAGAGTACGCCCCCTACATGAGACGAAGACCACCAGCACGCAGTAATCGGACGAGCGACGTAAACCGCGAGGCGCAGCGCTCAGGCGCTAACGCCGAGTATCTAGTAGAGCAGATCGGCGTACACTACGAGGCGCGTCTACGAGCGCGCGTGCGTAAACGCTACGAGCCCTATAAGCGCGTCGGCGGGGCGGGTAAAAACGGACTCTTCAAAGCCGTGAACATCGGAGCGAGCGGACCAGATTTCGAGCTCTGGCTGAGCGACGGGCGCGCGGGTCTCCTCGAGGTCAAGAGTCGCAAGGCGAACCGCGTCACGTTGTCGTGTGTCGGCGAGGCGCAGGCGATGGACCTCACGCGCATGAGCTATTGGGGGCACCTCGCGCTCGTGCTTGTCCGAATCGCCGAGGCGTGGTATCTCCTTGATTATCGTGCGTGGACACATGAGAGGAAGCGGAGCCTCAACGCGCACGATCTCGAGATACAGGGTGCGCGTGTGCCGATCAACGAGCACGGCCTCCCTGATTTCCTCGAGGTGTTAGAGGACGCGATAAGCGCCGCGGACAGGTATCTCGCGGCGCGAGATGACGACGATACGAGAGACAGAGATGACGATTGAGAACCCCCAACGCGCGGCGCTCGCCGCGTTCAATTTTACGCAGAAATACGCGCGCTATTTACCCGCGCTCAAGCGACGCGAGACGTGGAGCGAGGCGACCGCTCGCGTGATGTCGATGCACCGGCAGAAGCTCGGCGAGCGCGCGGACGACCTGAGCGTCGAGCTCGTCGAGATCGAGCGCCTCATGAACGAGCGCCGCATCCTCGGCTCGCAACGCTCCCTCCAGTTCGGGGGCGAGGCGGTGCTCGCGAAACACGCGCGGAGCTACAACTGCACCTCGTGCTACGTGGACCACGTGGATCGATTCGCGCAGGCGCTATATCTGCTCCTCTGCGGAGCGGGCGTCGGCTACTCAGTGCAAAAGCATCACGTCGCCAAACTCCCCCCGATCCTCGACGCGGACGCGCTCGCAGATAAAGAGCGCGCGCACCGCTGCATCCCCGACACGATCGAGGGATGGGCCGACGCGTTTAAGGGGCTCGTGCGATCGTACACGGACCCCATCACACCGCTCTTTGATTTCGACTTCTCGATGATCCGCGAGAGGGGTGCGCCGATCTCGAGCTGCGGGGGCAAAGCGCCAGGCCCCGAGCCTCTCCGCATCGCGCTCGAGCGCGCCGAGGAGCTCCTCGCGTCGCGCGCGGGTGAGCGACTGCGACCGATCGACGCGAGCGACTTGATGTGTATCCTCGCGGACTGCGTGCTCGCGGGGGGCGTGCGTCGCTCTGCGCTGCTCTGTATGTTCAGCCCCGACGACGAGGAGATGATCGGATACAAGAGCGCCGATCAATGGTGGGAGCTCTACCCGTATCGAGCGCGCGCGAACATCTCCGCGATGATCCTACGCAGCGACCCCGACGCCCGCGAGCACTTCGAGCGGATCTTCACGGCGACGCGCGCGTATGGCGAGCCCGCGGTGATTTGGTGCGACTCGCTTGAGGTCGCCTACAACCCATGCGTCGAGATCGGGATGTGTCCGACGTTGATCAGGGATCCGGACGGCGAGATCGTCGACGAGTACACGATCGATATGCTCGAGGACTCACGCCGTCACGCGTGGGAGCTGGACGGCTACGAGTACGAGACCGCGTTCCAATTCTGCAACCTCTGCGAGATCAACGCGAGCGCGTGGCGTGGCATTGAGGACGCGGAGCGCGCGGTGTACCTCGCGACGATCCTCGGTATGATCCAAGCGACATACACGGGGACCGACGGCGACTATCTCGCAGACACAGCGACGCGCGCGATCCTCGAGCGCGAGTGTTTGCTCGGCGTCTCCCTCACGGGTCTCGGATCCGCTCCAGAGTGGGCGAGGCAGTCGCACATCCTCGAGCACCTGAGCACGATCGCGCGACGCACCGCCGAGCAGTCGTGGGAGCGCGTCGGCTTACCTCGCCCCCCCGCGCGAGTCACCTGCGTCAAGCCGTCGGGTAACGCTGCGGTGAACCTCGGGTGTGCGAGCGGTGTCCACCCCGAACACTCGCGCCGTTATATCCGACGCGTCCAGGTCCCCGCGAGCTCTCCAATCGTGCAAGCGTTCGCAGAGGCGAACCCCCAAGCGGTCGAGCGTTCTGTGTGGAGCGCGTCGGGCGAGGATCTCTGTCTCGCGTTCGCGGTCACAGCGCCCGAGGACGCGCTGACGAGGGACGATCTCAGCGCGACGGAGTTCCTCTCGTGGGTGCGTCAGGTTCAAGGGACATGGGTTAAGCGTGGCACGCTGCGCGCGCAGAGCGTCGAGCGCTTAACGCACAACGTCTCGAACACTTGCACCGTCGGCGCGGACGAGTGGGACGAGGTCGCGGAGACGCTGCTCAACGGTCGCGCCGAGTTCGGGGGCGTGTCGTTGCTCGGCGCGAGTGGTGACTACGACTACCCCCAAGCTCCGTTTCAAGCGGTGCGCTTCCCCCACGAGATCGCGGACGACGACCCGCATCGCGAGGCGAAGATCGAGTCGTACAATTACTTCTGTCAACTCGAGGCGCAGTTCAAGCCGATCGACTACTCGACGATCATCGAGGACGATGACAACACGACGATGATGCTCGAGCCGTCATGCCCCGGAGGTGCGTGCGAGATCTAGTGGTCCGCGCACTCCGCGAGCTCGACGGCGACGCGTAGCGCTTTGACGCGTCGGAGCACGCGACGCCCGTATCTCTGAGCGCGAGACCCCGCTCCCGCGTATGCTGTGAGCGCGCGGAGCTCGTCGCCCTTCTCCCGCTTCACAAAGTAGCGCAGCGCGCGGAGTCCCGCGTCGATCTCGTTGCACTCTCCGACCTTCGGGCACCAGTACACGGGCAGCGCCTGAAGCGGACCGACTGCGCCGGACGGCGATTTGAGGTCCCGTTGAAAGCGCGTCTCTTCATACGCGACGCTTACGGCGAGGGCGGGATCGACGCCCATGTCACGCGCGCGTGCCGCGACCTCCTGACACACGATCAGCGCTTCGTGCGCTGCGTGTTTGTGTTTGTGCGCGGCGGGCGCGTAGATCATCATGACGGCGATCAGGCAGAGCATCTTAGTCTCCTGTGGTACGATGGGTTAAACAGCGCAACGCATAGCACGAGGAGCGCGCGATGTCACGACCATTACTACCCGCGTCAGCGATCGAGCGACGAGCGCTCTCGAGCGTGTCGCCCGTATTTTATGATACGTACTACTGCGGGATGCGTTACGCGTCGCACCGCTCGAACTGGTTCGATCAGCTCGATCGCACATGGGAGGGCGCGCGCCAACAGGGCGACAAGGGGCGACAGCTCGTCCTCGCGCCACGCGATCACGGCAAAACCGAAGCGGCGATCACTTACGCAGTACGCGCGATCTGCTTAAATCGGGACGTCCGCATCCTCTGGATCTGCGAGAGCGCGTCGCAGGCGGAGAAGCGCATGAGGCGCGTTAAGGCGCTGCTACGATCTGAGCGCATCGTCGCGGATTGGGCGAGCGATCCCGCGCGAGGGTGCACGCCGTTCGAGAGCGAGGAGACGCCGTGGACTCAAACGCAAGTGTACGTACCGCGCAAGCTCGAATCGGTGGACCCTACGATCACGGCGATCGGATCGGGTGGCGCTGTGACCGGAGCTCACTTCGATCTCATCCTCGCGGACGACCTGGAGAGCGACATGTCGTGTTACACGTCCGCGCAGCGAGCGAAAACGAAGAGGTGGTTCAAGGCGACGGTGCTCCCGATGCTGAGTAGGGGCGGGCTGATCGCGGTCATCGGGACGCGCAAGCATTACGACGATTTGTACGGGGACATGATCAACGATCCCTCGTGGGCGCTGATCGAGGACCCCGCGGTCGCGCAGATGCCGGAGAGCTACGCGTATGAGACCGAGACGCGCGACGGGCGCGAGGTGATCTGCGGTGTCTCGATCGAGGGAGAGGCGCGCGTGCTCTGGCCCGAAGAGAGACCGATCGAGTATCTACTCCGTGAGCGTCGCTCGATGGGCGCGCAGCTCTTCGCGCGTGAGTTTCAGCACCAGGTGCAAGACGACAGCGCGTCCGCGTTTCGATTCGAGTGGTTGAGTGACGCGAAGAGCCGAGGCTCCGAGCTCTCGATGTACGAGATCCCGCCATACGTAGAGCGCTTGGAGATCGTGCAGGGGTGGGACTTCTCGCTCGTCCAGTCGGTACGCGACGCGGAAGCGCGCGACACCGATTTCACGGTCGGGACGACGTGGGCTCGCGACCTAGACACGGGCGATCACTATCTCCTCGGGATGTTCCGACGGCGAGGACTCACACCCGCGCAGCTCCGCACCGCTGTGATCGAGGAGTTCAGCCGATTCAAGGGGCGCGTATCGAGTATCGCGGTCGAGCGTAACGCGTTCGGTGAGATGCATTACGTCGGGCTCAGACAATCGACGGACCTCCCGATCGTCCCGCACCTGACCACGGGCGCGAAAAAGGCCGACCCATGGTCGGGCGTCGCGTCGCTCTCGGTGCTCTTTGAAAACGGGAAGGTGATACTCCCCTCGCGCACCGAGCACGATCGCCGAATGATCGAGCCCTTGATCTCGGAGCTCTGGGGCTTGGGGCGCGAGAAACACGACGATACGGTCCTCTCGCTGTGGATCGCTCACAGCGTGCTACGTCGCGATCGCTTTTGTCACAGCTACGTCGACTCAACGGGCGCGATCTACGACGAGCGGGGTGACGTACTCAACGCGGACGAGGTGGACGACGGGCTCGACATCTTCTGGAGCGAGGCGCTTCAAGGTCACTACGTCACGCATTAAAGCGCGTGTGATATACTACGCGCGAGGAGGACTCATCGATGAGCACATACAAAACGATCTCGATCGAGCGGACGGGCGACGGCTCTGTCACGTTCGATCACAGCGTCACAAAATGGCGCATGGACAGCTATCCCGCGAACGCGCAGATCAGCGTCGAGGATCTGCCGGTCGGCGCGACGTTTAACGTCGATATTAGACCCGCGGGCCACATCGAGTTTAAGCGCCACATCAGCGACGCGACGCCCGACGACCTCGTCATGCTCGCGGGTAAGGAGGCGCCGTTGTTCTCGGCGATCCGCGTCACCGTCGCGACCACGGGGGGCGCGACCATCACCGCACACATCACACTCTGGGAGCGAGGTATCTAATGAGCGTAATCTATACACAAGGCGGCGCGGCGAGCGTCGCCGACGCGACGACCACAGTCTCAGGTAAAGTGAGACTCGCGACGATCGCAGAGGCGGGAGGCACGAGCGAGGCGATCGCGGTCACTCCCGCGGGACTACAAGCCGAGATCTCAGGGCTCGCGAGCGGGTTGGTCTACCGCGGGTCGATCGACGTTGCGGACTTTGCGACGACGCTCGCGAACGCTGAGCTCGGCGACTACTACAAGATCTCGACCGGGGGGACGAGCGGGGGCGTCGTGTACGCTGTCGGCGACTCGATCATCGTTAACGCCGACATGGGCGGGACGTTCAGCGACGCGAAGCTCGACCGGATCGACAACGACGACCCCTCAACGAGCGACGAGATCACCGGAAATCACAACGCGACGAGCTACACCGCGACGAACACCGACACGCTCACGACTCACCTGAGCGCGATCGATGCGGAGCTCGGCACACTCGCGACTGTCGCGACGAGCGGAGACTACAACGATCTCGCGAACAAGCCGAGCGCGGACGATCTCAACGCAGATCACACCGCCACGAACTACACAGCAGCGGATGTAAACATCGACGATCACCTCGCGGGCATTGACGCGAAGCTCGGGACGCTCGCAACAGTGGCGACGAGCGGAGACTACAACGACCTCGCGAACAAGCCGAGCGCGGACGATCTCGCAGCGGATCACGTCGCAACGAACTACACAGCAGCGGACGTCAACATCGACGATCACCTCGCGGGGATCGACTCGAAGCTCGGCACGCTCGCGACTGTCGCGACGAGCGGAGACTATGGCGACCTCGCGAACAAGCCGAGCGCGGACGATCTCGCAGCGGATCACGTACCCACGAACTACACGGCGGGGGACGTTAACATTGACGATCACCTCGCGGGCATCGATACGGCGCTCGGCGCGCTCGGTGGCTTCTCGAGCATCGTAGCGAGCAACACCGCGAACGTCGTCGCGGTCGACGCGAACACGTTCGTTACGTTGAGTTCTAATAACTCTGTGTATCCGTGGAAGATCAGCGTCCCCGCGTCTCCCTCGGACGGCGACGCGATCGCGCTCACCGTGGCGAGTGGGAGCGATGGAGAGCAGGCGAACACGCGCACTTCGATCGAGGTCTACGCGAGCGACGCGACGACGCTCCTCCACACGCTCAACTCGAACGCGCGCCGGACGCTCTGGATCGTCTACGAGAGCGCGTCGACCTCATGGCTCGCGTCTCCATCGTATGACGCGCTAAAGAGGGGGAGCGCTAGCTCGACGACGCTCACCGCGTCGAACTTCGGATTCGAGGAACTCCATATCATGGAGCGCGACACGGGCGACTATCCGCTCACGCTCCCCGCAGCAGCAGACGTCGAACTCGGACAGGTCCAGATTATACGCTTACGTGGTCCTCGTAACCTCGCGATCACGAGCGCAGCGTCCGACATCGTGGATCCCACTGAGACGAACTACTCACTCAGCGCGAGCAATACGATCACGGTGAGAGCGGACGCGGGCGAGATCAAGATCAAGCGCGTCGAGCGTATCGGTACCGCGTACTATGAGCTCGACGCCCCGCTCGCCAACCTGGGCGACTTGGCTCCTCTCGACTCCCCCGCGTTCTCAGGTGTTCCCGAGGCTCCCACAGCGACCGCGGGAACGAGCACACAGCAGATCGCGACGACCGCGTTCGTCTCCGCTGCTGTCGTCGCTGCGGGTGGTTTGTCGAACGTCGTCGAGGACACCTCCCCACAGCTCGGCGCAGCGCTCGACGTGAACGGCTTCGCGATCACCTCCGCGACCGGATCGAATGGGGACGTTACACTCGACCCCGACGGGACGGGTGACATCGCGATCGACGTGAGTCCAGAGTCGAGA